CAAATATTTCATCTTCAAGAAAACCTAGTTTTAGTAATTCAAGATGTCTACTACCAAATGCAGGCTTACTAATAAATCGTTTTGGTAGTTTATTCCAATCTAAAAACCAACATATGTTTTCTTTTGCATAACCACTTTGATATACTTCTTGTTGTGCGATATAATCCACGGCAACTAAATTATCAACTTCACCCTCGTGATGTATTTTATTACAACCCCAAGTGATTATGTCTTTATATTTTTTACCAACATTAAAACCTAATCTTGATTTACCATTTCCATAAATTATTGCTTTACTCATAATTATTTTTTAACTCCTCATATGTTGTGATGTCCTCACCTTTAATAGTTTGGTAGTTATGTAATTTAATTTTCGCCTCAACCATAGTGCATACAAATCTTCTAGAATACTTAGATGGTTTTCTCTCTGTAATATAATGCCAACTAATTGGTGTATTAGGAAAAAGTATAATTCTATTTTCACGATAAAAGAATTGTGTTTCTTCTTGTGTTATAGGATTCTTTAGTCTTAGATGTCCACCATCATCATCTTCATTTTCATTCTTAAAATACCATAGACCTGTAACCATTTTATTACCATTGTCTATGTGTAACTTTCTCATTGGAAACCCTGTATCTGTTGCTGGATTCTCAGAGAAAGTATGTGAGTAAGAACATTTTACTTTTGTAATATCCAATCTAGGATAATAGTTCTTAAATACAGGTTCACTTTTATGTAATACATCTAGAGCAACTTCATTAAGTGTTGTTATGATTTTATCATCTGTAACAAGTGTATTTGACCTGTTCTTAATCTTGTTCCACTTTTTATCTTCATCATTAGTATTCCATTTTTCTTTTACATATTTGTAAAAGTCATCTGGTAAAGACCCTGTATAATGGGGCCAAGGTTCTTTATGAAAATTTAGCAAGTCTTAAATCTCCTACTATATGTGAATGATTATATTTCACATCTTCTATATTTGTCCATATCAAACTCTCTGGTACATTCCATAATTGGTCGCAGTTCTTACAGTATGATATATCGTCAAATCTTTCTTCTTCGTGTGCCTTGACTAACTCTCTATACTTATCACCATCTAATACTTCTTGTATTGTTTGTGTATCCAAATGTCCAAGTGTTGCTTCTTTATCGTTTCCTAACACCATACAACACGCAACCACAGCACCTTGTTTTTTTTCTAAACCACCTGCTCTAACTTGCAACATTGATGCCATTGGTCTACCACAAGTTCTTCTTTTATCTTTTCTTCTAGAGTAAACTTCTGCATATTCACCAGACCAATTGTGCATCATCCATATCTCTGATTTTGTCTTAGTAATGTCCACCCAATTTTTTCTATATTGTTCAACTTCATAATCTTTATTTGCAATATCTATGATTAAATGGTTGGCATGTATCTCTGTATTTGTTCCTTCACAAGCTTCTACAAGTTTACGAACATTTTCTCTGACTGTTAGATATCTATCTGATGTATCTTTCTTTGATTTTGTCGGCATCCATTTATTATAAGTTTCACTATCATATCCTATGCACGATATACGAAATACATCAAGTCCACTATTTGCAATTTCTTCAATCAGTTTATCATTAAGTGTGTATCCATTACTAAAACTTACACATTTTAGATTTCTATCTTTTATATATTTTATAGACTTAATAAAATCTTTGTTTAGTGTGGGTTCACCACCACCATGTATACTTACAGATTCAACACCATGTTCCATAGCATTGTCTACAATCTTTACAAAGTTATCCCACTTCAATACTTTTTTAAACTCTTTCTCTCTACCACCCTCAAATCCTTGTGGACACATCTGACACGCATAGTTACAACCACCTGCTAGTTCCATATCTAGTTGTCTTATTCTTTTCACGCCATTAATCCTTTTAATATTAATTTAAAACCATTGGTGTCAAATTTAAGAAAACATTTATAGTCATTCATAAGTTTGTAAACATCTTTCCAGACATAATCATCTGTAAGTTTTTTGTTCCACTCTTTATGAAAACTCAATATACTATCAAGTATTATCAAAGTTTCTAGTGAAACTCTTTTACCAAGATATTCTTTTAACAATTTAGGGTGTTTATTTTTAGATACAGCAACTAAATTTTTATCCATTATAGGTTCTATCTCTGACTTAAATGTATATGTTAGGCTTTGTATTTTCTTTTTCCACTCTGTGTAATTGTTTTCATCAAACTTGCCAACCCAACCTTTTGGGTGTATCAAAAAATTAGCAAGTAAATAATCTTGTATATCTTGTTTACTTTTATATTTTCTAGTTAATTTAACAAAAAAAATTCTATCATTCCTCTTGTAGAATGAATCTCTTGATACTTTGGATTTACCATTATACTTTACAAAATCGTAATCACTTTTATCAAAGTGTGCTTTCATTGCACAATACATTAAATACGCATCTATTGGTTGCATTATACAGGTAGTTTAGCAGACTTAGGTAGATAATTTAAATCCCTTGCGTTTGCCTCTACTTTTTCTTTTAAACTTTTTGTTAATAATTTTGCTGTTGTTACAGGTTCAATACCCATTTGTTCACAATAGATAGATATTGCTTCCAAGTGTGTAACTCTTTTGTGAAAAGCAATTTTCTCTATTTCCAAAGAAAATGTCTTTGGTGTGTGAACTGTTGTGTCTGACATTATACACAACCTGTTGGTTTTGGTAGACCACCATACTTTGCAATCTTCTTCATAGGGCCTGATTGAAAGACTTCGTAAAGTTTACTTGCCTTTCTATCCATATTAAATTCTTTTGCAAAGTTACGAACAGCAGGAACTGTTCCTGTTTCTCCATACATTTCTCTTGCTTTGTCAATGTATGTTTTAATTTCATCTGTGATTTCAAAATTATCAGATTCTGCCATTTGATACATGACTTCCTCTGACCAATCATCTATATTGATGAGAAATCCATCACCATCTCTATTTAAATCCATAATATACTCCTAAAATTTTCACTAATTATAATATATTCAAACATGTTTTGTCAACCTTTAAAAAGCTGCACTAGAACCACAACCACAAGTAGATTTTGCATTTGGATTACTGATTGTAAATGCACTACCATTCAACTTATCGTCTTTGTAATCAATAGTGGCACCTTCAAAATATGCACCACTCATTGGGTCTATCAAAAGTTTTATACCATTGGTTTCAAACACCCAATCTTCATCTTTTTGTTTATCTAAGGTGAATCCATATTGGAAACCAGAACAACCACCACCTTGTATAAAACAACGAAGATTCAGACCTTCTTCTTCACTTGCCAAGATTACTTTTGCTTGGTCAGCTGCACTCTCTGTAAATGTCATCTGCATTACTTGTACCACTCCTCTAAAGTTTCTTCTAACAATGGTAAGTATTCGTCTTTATCTTTAATAAACTCTTGTACTGTACCATTTTCTGTTACCACTAAAATTACTATTTGTTTGATAGGTGTTCCTGTCATTTCCTCAAACATTTCAGCATATGCTGCTGTCTGAATATAGTAATTTTCATTATAAGAATCTTTTCTTTCATTGGTAGATGTTTTAAAATCTACGATTGAAAGTTGGTGTTGATAGTTTGCTATCAAATCTACCCTACCTGCTACCTTGTATTTATCAGAATACAAACACGCCTCTTGTGCATAGACATCTGTTATAAATTCAAATCTTTGATTTTTCAACTCATTAAATAAATGATATGGTAGAAAGTCTTTCTTATGTTTCTCCCATGTTTCAAAACTAAAATCTTCATTCAACCAATCTTCACACATCTTGTGAACTTTTGTTCCTCTGACGGCAGCTTTATTTGCAATGTGATTTGCAACATCATTTCCAACTCTTTTTCTCCACTTCATTAAACCCTCTTTATTTCTAGGTGATAATACTGTGGTGATAGAAGGATACTCATTTCCTTCTGGTGTTACATAGTGTCTTTTACCATCAACTGTTTTTGTCTTTAAAACAGGAAAATCTAAATTATCAATCATTATATTGTATGCCACTCCTTACCTTCAAATAGTAAACCTTCTGCTTTTCTTCTTCTAATCAAACCATCTAGTGTTTTACCACCAGCTTTATTCCATCTTCTCATTTCAGAGGGAACTGAATCATAGTCTGATTCATTTAATTTTTTCAACATAGTTGAACTTCTTAAATTACCAACACCTAAATTAAATGTCCATGCAACTAAAGCATCAAACTGATTTTGATTTAGTTCTACTGCAACATTAACATTTACATATTTTTCAAACTTTGCGATATCTTCTTCTAGTAATTTATTGGCAACATCTTGTGTAATCACATCTGTTTCTAATACTCCACCTGTATGACCATAACCTATTGTCAATACATTTGCAGAACATCTATATGCCTCTAGTCTACAACCCTCAAACTTTTTAATGAGTTCTAATCCTTCTTGACTGCATTTCATAAATCAACTCCTATACCTTGTTTAGTTTTTTCTATGAGATAACTTCTCACGAAACCAGACCTTACAATATCTGGAATGTCAAATTCTACACAATTAAATTCTTCCATATTTTCTAGAATTCTTAAAAAATCGTGTAACCCATTTCTCTCGTTTGTCTTTGTCAAATCTGTTTGACTAAAATCACCACAGAAGAATATCTTAGAATCTTGCCCTACTCTTGTGATGATAGTATCTAGTTCATGGAAGTTTAAATTTTGACATTCATCAACTATAATAATTGAGTTATCAAATGTTAAACCTCTAAGAAACGAAGTAGATACAAAATGCAAACTTCCTTGTCTTTTAAGTGCATCATATAATGCTCTAAATGCATCTTCGTTTGGTTGTTTGAACATGAACTGCACCATATTTGCATATGGAACTTGATACAATGCAGCTTTATCTTCTTCATCGCCTGGCAAGAAACCTATTTCTCTTGTCGGTATGAGTGAACGAACAATTACAACCCTATCATATGGTGTGTCATTTTTTAATACATCTTGTAATGCAAGATATAAAGATACAAAAGTTTTTCCTGTACCAGCACACCCAAAATAAAAACCATTCTTATTTGCCTTATGACCTTCAAATACTAATTTTTGATTATCTGTAATTGGTTCTATTTTGACCAATTCAGCAGAACTAATTTCTTTCTTCTTTGACATTTATACACATCCTGTTGGTTTAGGTAATCCAGCATACTTACATGCTTGTTTCGCAGGTCCGTATGGAAATAACTCATATAGATATTTACTGTTACCTTTATCTTTTCCTAATTTCTTTCCTATTTTTTTAGTAAGAACTCTAACTGCTGGTGCAACTTGATATTCTTCATAATACTCACGAAGAAAATTAATTACTTCCCAATGATTTTCTTGTAAAGGAGCGCCATCTAATTCTGCCATTGCCTCAGCAACATCAGTATCCCATACATTTAAATCTGCTAGATATCCTTCTTCATCAACTTCATAACTTTTACCATTAACTTCTAGTGCCATAATTTTTCTCCGATAGTACAGCTTTATGCTTAACATAACCTTTCTTGTCTTCTTTCTTTCTGTCTTTTTCTACTGTTGCCTTACAGAATTTACGAAGATGTTTTGCTACAAAATTTCTCATAATCTTAATATTTATAATAATAATATGGCGTTGAACCATTGACATCATATATGTTAGGGTGGTTCATAAGCGCTCTACGATAAGGTGTCCACTTGATTCCTCTACCCCAACCTAGTCTTTCTATAATATCTTTTTTGGATAGTTTACCAGAAGTTTTTATCCATTCAACTATATCTTTAAATCTATCTGTATCTTTGACTGCACGAGTTTCTATGACAAGTCTATCCATATAAAATAACATTTCCAACATCTTGTCTTTGTATACAAGTTTGTTTTTCATCCAATCAAGTGCCTTAGACGCCTCTTCATTTCTATACTCTGGGTCAT